GTTAAAGGTCCCCATGAGCACCGGACGCTTTACAGCAAATCCTGCTCATGTCTGGTACACATCCAGTGTGCACCGCTGCTCGAGGTAAGGCCAGCCTTGGTTCTCGGGCTAAAACGTGTCGTGGGTGCTTACGCGCCCAGCTCGACACAAGAGAGACAGTCTCCAATGGTTTAAGACTTATTCGGATCAGATACGGTATTCCGTTTTCTGAGTTCCCGGATCTTAAACCTGAGGAGTTAAATTGCTATCTCTCCTTTCTCCTGCTGGAGGGGAAGCCGCGGGCTGCGGTTCCCTTTCCCAGACGTCAAGTCTGGGTTGATAATGAATGTTATCTCCAGCGAATGTGGAGGCGAACGCGATGGGAGTTTGCCCATTCTGTCGCCTCAATTAAACGCAGCTTGCCAGCAGGCTGTCGTCTCCACGTTCCCTCTGCGCGTTCTTCGTGGGAAAAGAACGCGTTCTCAAATCCTCCCCCCCCCTCTCCTGAGTATCTCGCCTTTGCGCGCGGGATGGTCAGGCGTATCTTCCCCTTTGGTTGGGATCGGGCCTATGAGAGTTTTGTCAACTCTCATTTGCCCAACGCCACATCACGAGAAAGCGGCGAGACGGCGAGTTTCGCCTGGAGTACCGCTGGTGGTGGTGGGATAGATATGTTCCGTCGGATGGCCCTGGTTGGTTCTAGGTTCCCGCCTAGGCCTTTTAGGGCACGGTACAAGGAAGTGTTGAGTGCTGGTAAGGTTCGTCCCTTGATCATATATTCTGATATGATCGACGTCCTTGCCCCTCTTCACAAGATGCTTTATAAGCATCTTTCCAAGTTTTCTTGGCTCCTTGTCGGTCCACCGACGGTTGAGAGAGTCTCATCTGTCTGCACGCGTGAGTACCAAACCAGTATTGATTTGGTATCCGCAACAGACAATCTGCCACTTCCTGTGGCAGATGCGGTCCTGGGTGCACTCCTTGCGAAGTGCTCAAATGTTCCGGGTTGGGTGAGGCAATTAGCTCACCTTTCCCTTCAGCCATTTGTTGGTGGGAACCAGGTCACGCACGGGCAGATGATGGGGGGCTACCTTTCCTTTCCCCTTCTTTGCTTACAGTCGTGGATTGCAGCCTCCTGGGCTGTCCGCGGCTGTGGTGCAAATATCCTCGTCAACGGAGATGATACTTTGATCTCCGCTGATCGTCCTGTATTGTCTTCGGACTACCCGCCGGGGTTCGTCCTAAATGATCTTAAGACAATACGGTCACGGACGGTTGCCGAGATCAACTCGACGGCGTTCGTGAGGAGTACGAGGGGGAGATGGCGTGAAATTCGCCATCTTAGGAGAGGTGGTTTTCTTGCCGATTATCCCGGCATGCTGCACATTGCTGCAGCTGTTCGGGATTCACCGTGTTGGTCGACCGCCTTGGTGCGGTCGCGGATCGGCAAGAAGTGGGGGTTCCTTCCCTCCCAGTTAGGGCTCTCTAGGGAGTCCTACCCCGTTTTCCAGCGAGAACGGGAGATGGGTAGGCGGCGTTGTTTCACGCCGCTTCCTGAGGCACCTTTCGAGGTGGACCCATCTCTTCAAGCTGTCTCAAGGGAGCTTGACACCGACGAAAGGTTGGCAACAACCTTTTACCTTTTTAATCGAGGTCGGTGGGGAGGGAGGAAGAGAGACGTATTCCGGCCAACTGTAGGCGGAGTACGACGAGGATACAGTTATCGCTCTCGACCACCGAGGTTCTTTCTCACTTACTTGAGTGAGCTTAAGTGGTCCCGGCGTGAGCGTAACTGTGGGCAGCAAGTGAGGAACTATGTACTTTCTGAGTACATATCACTTGCTGAGGGAGAGGCTATCAGGAGCCTTCATCAGAACGTAGTTCTGATGACCGAGGACTGATAGTGCAAGCTGTTTCTTGGCCTTCCGTAGCTAGACTTGCAATCTAGCTGTCGCGGGGCGGTGAAGGGTGGCGCTCTGGGCCCCCGGGCTGAAAACCTCGGGGTGTCCTGGTCCAACTGTTCGCATAGACGAGTGTAAAATCCCTCTAGTTCGTTTGAGCTATGGATCTCGTCGTGACGACTGGAGGCTGAAAACTTCCAGGCTCGTTGAGCAGTGGCTGCAGGAGAAGGAGCGTTGCCTCTAGCCGTAGGGCGGAAGGTTGGCG